AATAAAGCTTGTTTTGTTTCCTCGTCTAATTCAGGATACCATTGTCGGGGGTCCACATTGCTTGTGATCCAGATGTGGGTGGCGGCAAGGACGACACTCGAACCTTTAACTTCAACGACGACTGGGTATCGGTCGAACCATCGTAGGATATGACAGATATCAATTCCACCCCGAAACTCGTCCATGACAACGTGTCGATGAGATCGGTATCCATCCCAAAACTTCGTCCGAGGATCCTTAGGGAAAGCGTCCAGACCGGCCTCGTCCCATGCCCTTCTTGATTTCCCTGTACCAGTGCGGCCCCAGTACACCGTAATCGTTCGTTCGATTCCAACGGGCTCCATATGATCGACAGCGATTCTCTTGAGGTTCCCGTAAAGTCTACAGTAGATGTCGCCCGGGATATCATCCAATCGTCCTCTTTTAGCACTCTCGCGGATAACTTCCCAATCTTCGCTAACACCTCGACGTATTGGGATTGTTCCGAGTTCAAATTGGGTTCCCTCGATTCGCGTGTCCTCCTTCCAAACGTATTCTCGGGCACGATCAGATCGAGTAGGTTCGGCATGGGCCGAATCCCCAAAGATTCCCTTGACACCTCGTAGTCGGATCTTTCTGGCGAAATGGACACAGAGTTGCCAGTGAAGAAAGCCTCCATCTCCACGTTCAAGTTGTCCTCGGATGTAATCGACGGTAGGCGGGAGGTACGGTACGAAGTCGGCATGTCGGATGGTTAATAGCCAGAAGCGAGCTTGGTTCATTTATAATGGCTCGTTGGATCGCTGGTATTTATAGAAACGCGGACTTCCAAAACTAAGCCACAATGCGGGGGGTACTCGGACACCCGGACCATAGTAACGTCCGACCGGACAGGGCACCCCGGACCATAGCAACCAAGCCCCCGGACAAAAGATTAACTAGTTTAAGTTTAAACTCAGATAGGATTAAGGGGATAGTAGGGGTCAGGGGAGAGGGTTAGGATAGTTGGTAAACCCTATGATAAAGCCCCGCCCATCGTATCGAGACGAGCCGCCTAGTATTACTTACAGCAAGGCGGCTCACTCGCTCACTCGGCTTATATAAAAAGACCGAAAAATGTAAATTTAATTTAATTCTACAATGGCTCGGTACCCATTGGTTATGTACAATACTGCGAATAGATACAGACCGTATCGACGTGGTACAGGTGTAACACAATTAAGAAACCGTACAGGAATGCGAATGCAATATAACCAAGGTTTTCCGATGAGTTTTACTCAGACTACAACATCAAGGAAACGCAGTGGTGTGGATGTTACGTCTCAACGTGATGCAAAAATGCAGTATCGCTTTAAGCGAGCACCCAGAAAATTGCGTCGCCGTATGCGTCGCGCAGGGAAAAAATTTAATGCTCAATTAATGAAAAATATTGGATGCAACATAGCAGTGAAAAATGAAGAAATGACAATTAATGTATCAGGTGCTGGTCAAGGATACGGAGCAGTGCATTTATATGGTACTAGTGGTATAGACGTTGGTGCTATTGAACGCGGAGGCGGTGATTTAAATGATATATTCTCAAATGATAGTCGTGTATCATCTGGAGAAAGTAAATTATTGTTTAACACAGGAATTTTGGATGTTACGTTGTATGCAAATACATTACTTGGAGAACAGCTAACTGATAAAATGGAACTTGATGTATACGAAGTTCAGTATAATGATGAAACTAAAGATACCAGTTTTATCGGATCGATGAATACTGCCCGTCCACGTATTGAAGTCATACCAGGATTTGTCAATGAGTTGAATATTACTACGCGTGGCGTTAGTTTATTTGACTTTCCCGGATTGACAGAACAACTCGGCATGAGAATTGTTAAAAAGACGAAAATCTTTCTTAGTCCCGGAAATTTTGCAACTTATCAAATTCGTGATCGTAAAAATTATTATATTACCAAACAAGATATTACGGATTCAGTTGGATTTATTAAACCGTATACCACAAAAGGATTGGTATTTGTTTTGAAACCAGTCACCGGTGATGCTCAACAAGATGTTAGTTTAAATGTTGGAATTACTCGCCGTTATAATTACAAAGTTATTGAAGGATTCAAGAAATATGATGGATTAATCCCATAATTTATTAAGGAAAATGGGTGATAGTCAAACGTCTCAATAAAGCTTGTTTTGTTTCCTCGTCTAATTCAGGATACCATTGTCGGGGGTCCACATTGCTTGTGATCCAGATGTGGGTGGCGGCAAGGACGACACTCGAACCTTTAACTTCAACGACGA